ATAGTAGATGCTCTAAAATTTTGTATTAACGGTGTTAAAGATTGATAACTTTTTTGTATAGCCGTACCTATATCAGCTTTAGGTATTAATGATGATGCTTTTATAAGAGGTGCAGCTGTAATTGCTCCTGCTGTTCCTACTACACCTTTTAAAAATTTTCTTTTTGATGGGTCTTTTGGTGCAGTATTATCTACCTTTGTAGATATAGCAGTTTGTTTAGGTTTATCTATAGCAGTTGTTAATTTAGGTGGTGTTACTTTTGATGTTTTTGATAAACCTTTACTAATAGCTGTAGGTAATGCAATTAAAACAGTTGACAGTTCTCCAATTAGTTGAGCAGGATCATTGGGATTATCATTTACACCGATAGACTTCATAAGTTTAGAAAACTGTTCTCTACCCATAACTTTTTGAGTTTTGTCAACTGCTCTCGTAAAAAATTTTGTTACAGGTGATTTTGTAATAAAGTCTGGACCATATTGATTATTTAAATCATTTGCAAGTTTCGCTAAATCAACTAGATCAGATGGTATTGCAGGTATACTTAATGCTACACCTTTCGCTACTCTAGGCAATGCTTTTGGTAAATCTTTAGTAAATATTTGTTTACGTAACTCTTTTATTTCAGGAGAATAAGGGTCAGGTAATGGTGCAGATAAACCCATCTGTGGTATTTTTATAGGTTCTTCACTAAATATATTTTTAGTTTGTTCTGTTAAACTAACCATTTACCTCATCTCTTAATAATTTAAGTCTACGTAAAGATGCTATTGCACCTTGTGATCTATACATTAAAATACTATTATCAGATTGTTCTAATGCTTTATGTTGTTGTACTATTAATTGTTCTATATAATTACTGAACGCTTCCCATTGGTGGTTGTTGTTCACCAACGGTTTCAGTTTGCTGAGTATTTGTTTGTCCACCTTGCTGAGGTACTCCTGTAAATCCTTGTTCTCCCGGAATAGGTGCTTGTCCTGTTCCTATTGTTCCACCACCTGCTCCTGTTGGATCAGCTACATCTGTTCCTGCAGGTGCTTGTTGTGGTTGTCCTTGTTGCTGTGGTGGTTGTTGTGGCATAGGTTGTTGGAAGCCCTTCATTAGTTCTGCCTGTATTGCTGCATCATTCATATTATTTGTTACCTTATCAGGATCAAGGTCTAATGATTTTGCAATCTCCCTTATAACATACTGAAACTTAGCAAAAGGTGCAAGAGCAGGATTACTTGCAACCTGTAAAAATTGCATTAGTCTTTGTGATCTAACTTCGTTAGCCATTAGACTTTCTGTTCCTCGTGCTTTAACTTCTAAATCACCTTTTATTTCAGAGTCATAATCAAATTGCATATTAAAACGAAATAAACCTTCACCTAAAGGTCTTAATAAATAATCATCTACATTTTTAATAACTGTTTTTATACTACCACTTGCAGCATTCATTAACATAGAGATACCACTAGCTGTTCTACCTATACCTGTCACACCTGTTTGTCCGTGTGCAAACGATGGAAGACCTGTTGATTCATCTGCAAGTTGTCTTGCCTTATCAAATAATTGTAAATTTTCATTTGATACGTTTGGAAACTTTGTACCAAATATAGCTTGACCCGGAGCACCACCCTGTCTTCTAAATATTTTACCCGGATATACAGACAAGTCTTGTCCCGGAACTAGGTTTGTTTCATCTACTTCTATTAGCATATTACCTGACAATACAGCATTATCTACAGCCATTCTCATAAAGCCATTCATTAAGGTTTGTGTATCATCCATATTTTCTGCAATACCTACACCAAAGAATGAATAAGGATTAAGCTCATATGGTGCAGCTACATAAGGTATCTTAGCAGGTTTAAATGGATTAAGTACCATTCTAAGAAGTTTACCATTACATATCCATGCATTTATCTGTAGTTCATCGAAGTCTTGTAGTTCTTTTGGTATTTCAACATTTTGTTCTCTTAACATATCAGTATCACACATACCCCAATACTCAAGAACTTGATATCTTTCTATACCATATTCAGGTGCATAATCAGATAAATCATCTTCCCAAGATTCTTTTACATAATTTTCACCATCTTCTATAGCTTCTTCAATAACACTATCTCTAAAATGAGGTCTACGTTTTAAACTACGTAGCTGACTTCTAGACATTTTATGTCTTTCAATTACATATGTTGCTTCATCCATACTGTTTGCATCAGGGTCAGGATAAAAGTTCCATACAGATACGTGATTTACTTGTGGCACAGTTTTAAATATAGGGCTATAATCACCTTCATCATTCCAATTAGGATACTCTTTATCTACAGCAAAAGGTCCTTTCATTACACCTGTACCGAACAATGCCATTTCAAACGCTGTGCTTCTTAAATGTTTATTAGCACCTGACTCTTGTAATTGATCGTGTATTTTCTTTTCCATACTTTTTGCTGCAATCATAGCAGGACTAAAAGTAACAGATGTTGGTGTTGTACCTGCACCCTCTTTTAAATTATCTATATCTGATAGCTTATTTTTTAAAGGTCCTAGTTTTTCTTTTAAACTAGTTTCTGTTGCACCTGCAGGTAAATCTTTACCATCTCCTGCAAAACCATATGGTGACTCCATATCCATATTATTACGCAGTTCTTCAGGTTCTTTTGGATCAAAGTGTACATCTGCTACAACACCTTCAGGTAATTCTGTAGGTTCAATACTTAATGGAAATTTATTACTAGCAAATAAAACATCTACAATTGAACCATAAGCAGCAAGAGTTTTTGTTTTTGTTACTTTTATAAATACTCTAGATTTTTCTGCTTCAGTAAATTGAACATCTGTACCATAGATACCTCTATAATTTTTATAGGAACGTAACCATCTTGTTTCATCGTTTTCTCTATACTTGTCTGCACGATGATACTTTTCCATTATAAATGGTATAATACCAGAACCATCTTCTTCGTATGATTCTCCATCTTCTAAAGCAATAGCATCGTCTTCAATCATAATGTCTTCTTCAGCCATATTATTTCCTTAATATCCAAATGTTGCATCAGCTACAGGCATACTACTTGAAGGTGTGCCCATAGGATCATAATCAAATATACTAAATCTAGGTCTTGACATAATGCCGTATCTTAATGCATCATATAAGTGGTCTTCAGATTTAGTATCAACATCTTCAGGATTTTTCTTATCTAATGGTATTGCAGGTATCTGTGATATTAAATTTGTACAGTTATTAAAAAACACTAATCTTGGTTCTTCTGTAAATTCATCTACCTGTAATCTCCTATGTAATTCGTTTTTACCTGCTACACGAGAACCTTTACTTCTATCTGATGGTCTCCATCTACAACCTCGTGTAATCATTTGTTCTGCAAGTGAAGGACCTGTATCACCTCTTTTATGCCATAAACTAGAGTCTAATACTCCATACTTCATATTACCATCACCTGATTCTAAATCTAGAACCATATCTGCTAAGTCTGTTGCAAGTACTTTTGATACATAAAGTTCACGATAGACAACAAGCTGTTCAGCAGGTGAAACAGCAAACCAAACAACCCCTGAATAACTGCCGTAACCATAGTCACAAGCACGGAACTTAACCCAATTATTAGGTATGCTATAAGGCTCAACAACGTGTATATCCCTGTTAAACTCAGTAAACGCTGCACCCTCTTTAATATCCCAATCACCCTCCAAGAGTTGTCTTCTCTGTTGTTCAGGAAGGGAAAGTAGCATTGCTTCATAGTCTCCACTTTCTGAGAGGTATGGATTATCAGATAATCTTGCAGGAATAAATCTCCGTTTAAATAAGGATTTTCCTGCTTTTCTATGTCCTGCAGGGTATTTAAGAATTTCTCCTGTTTCAATATCTGTTGCGTCAAATGCATTTCCATAAGGTGCTTGGTCTATAAACATTTTTTTAACCCAATGATGTCCTATGCCACCCGGGTTAGTTGTTGCTCTCATAAAGATTGGTAAGTCAGGTGCTGTAGAACGTAATCTAGAACGCATATAGTTCCAAGCAAAAGGACTACCCCATTGTGTTAATTCATCAAAGCCTATCCAACTAAATGCTAAACCTTGATATCTCATAACATCTTCATCTCTATCAAGATAAGACATCCAAAGTCTTGCACCTGACGGTGCTACCCATTGCATCTTTCTTTCATACCACTTTATACCCTTCCATACTTTAGGATATAATTCTTGAGATTTAAATATAAGTTCTCTAAGTTCTTCTGTAGTATGTCTAAGTAATAATCCACTAAATTGTGGATGACCCATATATCTTAAAGGGTCTGCTAACATAGCAAACGATTTACCACCACCTGCTGAACCACCGTATAAAACTTCTCTTTCTGATGCAGCAAGAAACTCTGTTTGAGGTCCTTCATTTGGTGCAAATACTACGTTTCTTTCTTCAGTAATAACAGGTTCTACTTCTTCTACTATGTTATCCGTTAGCGTAGGCTTTTGCTCCTGTTCTAGTTTCTTCGATTTCTTTCGCTTTGGAGATCGCCTTTTCTGCATACTCTGCCCACTTGCGTAGGCTTCTAATCTTGTTCTTACGTTTCTGCTCATGCTGTAATCTTTTTCTTAATCCTACGTGTGATATATACCTGCCTGTTTGTGTTGTAAGCCAATTAGCTACTTCCCTATAGGAATATTGCTTTATATAAATTCTTGCTATTTCTAATTTATCTAATTCTTTTTCTACAGGATTTAATATGTATGGATCGTTTTCATCTTTAACGTAACCAAAAGGAATTGTTCTTGCAATTCTTGGTATTGAAATCCATTCATTCTCTTCTTTTATATCTGTTGGTTGTGGTAACTCCCACTTACCTAAACTTCTAGTCATCATCCTCTGCAGGTTTTTTTGTAGGCATAAGCATAACACCACCTGATGCTTCTACTTGTACCTTCTCTGTTTTTATTAAACCTGTCCTATCTAGTAATTCTTTAGCCGCAGACATCTTATCACGTATGCCTAGCTGTGTAGGGTCATCTATACCTGTTACCATAGCCACAGCAGCCTTAGGAGCGTTTCCTGCCATATAAGTTTGTGTAGCATCTAGTATCTCATCTTTTAATGATGCAATAATTTCATTGTTATTAGTATTAGTTGAATACCCTGCAATAATTTTAGCATCTTTAATGTTACCATTTGCATCTGCAAATAAAGCATCAATAAATTTTTGCTGTCTCTCTGTTAATTTTCTAGCCATGTTTTATAAACTTTCTTTCTTTAGGTTTAAATAACTCTATTAAATTTTTAATATGTTTCTTTCTTTGCTCTTGTTTTATTAACTCAAGCCTACTCCCTGCATCCGTGATATAAGCCTGTCTGCTCGATTTGTTACTTGTTTGTACCATCTACTGTCTTTCATTTGATAACCTGCTTCTAACCAATTACCATCGTGAATAGCCTGTATCATTTTTTTAAATTTAGATAATCTAGGTCTG